AATACATTCGCCTAATACAATGTTGTGATAATGTGGTAATTCTTTTGCCCGATAGTGAAGCAGTCTAATCTGACATTCTCGTTTTGTTTCAAACTCCCATTCAAACATATGTGTGAAACACGCTTGTTTGGCCTCTCCGTTTGCTATCCATGCAGCACATATAAGTGCCATTGCTTTAAACATCGCTTTCAACCTCTATTAATTTAGCCAAGTACCACTGAGCTTTTTTTAAATCCTCTACACCGTTTTTATGTTTATAACGTATAAGATATTTCATTATATTACCTTTTAGATAATCTGCAAACCCAGCACCCAACCCAGCTTGTATGACATGGATGGCTTCAACAGTATTCTGCTTATAATGTGGTGGATGGTTTACCGTTTCATCTTGTTTTCGTATCATGTCTCCTACCTCTTTGTACTTGTCCCGTATCATTTCTCTATATGGTTTATTGTCATCATACTTCATATGTGATAGCTCCTGTTGTTGTCATCAGGTTCAATGATGTAAAGATTTTGTTTGGCCCGTGTAACGGCGACATAGAACACGCGGTGTACGTCATCGTTACCAATCCGCATGGCATCGTCAGCCGCGGGCGATAAGTCGGTGAATATCACAACATTTTCAGACTCACCGCCCTTGGACCCGTGTATCGTGGATACTGTAATGCGAGGCTCGCCATTAAACTTCTCACCTCTGCGTAACAGGGCTGTAATGTATACTCTTGACTCTTCGGGCAGTCTATCGAGTGCCTTGTGCCATATAAGTTCATCCCCTACAACAAGTCCGTGACTGTTCTGTAATGTTGCCATGTCTAGCAAATCCTGATCATCAATGCCACTTAATTTTTTAAAACCTCGCTTGACCCGTGTGCCACTGGACATGAAGCTGTAGACATCTCTTGCTGTATCGAGTGTAATCTGTTTACCTTTACGCAGTTGTTCCCAGCCATTCACAGCTGAAGATATCTTCGCAGATATAGAACGGTGGCCTTTGTGTGAAAAGAGCAGACCCATAGACTTGAGCGTTTCTGCGACTGGGTTTAAGATGTACCCCGCCTGAGCTAGGATCAGCCATTGGCCTTCTGTGAGATCAATATCATCTAGCCGTGCCATGTGTTTGACTGTCCCCTCTTCTTCTTTAGGCTGATAGCGTTTCGGATACCTGTGCTTTATACGATCGACAATAGATTCAGCGATCTTGTGTATCTGTCTTGGTACTCTGAATGACTGGTCTAGTGTCTCAGAGGTGCCCTCTAAATTAATAAACTGATCGACGTCAGCTCCCGCCCATCTGTAGATAGCTTGGTCATCATCTCCAGCTGCATACATGGCTTTGCTTTTCTTATCCAAGGCGTGGGCTATGTCCCACTGTAGGGGCGATAAGTCCTGTGCTTCATCAAGAAATGTAATCTCAAAGGTCGGGCAGATGCGGTCATAGTCTTTGACAAACATCTCAAGCATATCTGTAAAGTCATAAAGGTTACGTTGTTTCTTATATTCGATGTAGCATTTGTGGACATAGTTCACTGTGTTCCAGTCATCTTCTATATATGATTCATTGTATTGTTCTCGCAGTGAGACTTTTCGCAACCGTGCTAAATTGATAATGTTTAATATGGGATGATCGGTATTTTGTTTATCAATTACATCATCGTCCATACCGCTGATACGCCCAAACGATATACCTATCTTCTGCCCCAGCTCTAGGAAATGTTCTCGTGACAAAACTTGCTCCGGCCTTATTTCTGACAAATTTAGTGCAAGGCTGTGTAAAGTCCTGAAGAAAAACAAATCTTTTTCAGGATCAAGTTTAAACCTAGCCGCTGCTCTTTCTTTAGCTTCATTGGCTGCTTTCTTTGTAAACGCAAGAAAGGCAATGTGGTTTGGATGTACACCTTTGCTAAGATGATCATCGACCATATTGAGTAGCGTTGTTGTCTTGCCCGTTCCTGGGGGCCCGAATATGCGAAACATTAGTTGTCATTACTGGGATTGATAGGTGGTTCAAAGCCAAGGTCTTGTAAAAACTCATCGACCTCTTGATCAGATGGTATCTCATGTACAAAGATTGGTGTTGTTTCTCCTACCCAAGCACCGACAACATTGAACTCCATCCATTCTATGGCTTCTTCATGTGTCATGCCGTCTCGTTCCATAAAAATCTTTACGGCTTTGTTATAGCTGTAAACTAATACGTCAGGCATATTCATACGACTACCTGTGCCAATGATAGCGTCCTCAAGTCCATCGGCTTTGACCATTCTTTCATCTTCTTGCATTAAAAAGGCTCCTTTTCTGTTTGTAAATTTGGTGTATTAAACTCGTGATCCGTGTTACGGTGTGCGGGTATTGCCCAAACGCGTACGGATCGGTTACTGATTTTCATAACCGTACTGGACCCGTTAATATCCCGTAAGCGTTGGGCAATCTTGTGCGACTTGTACTCAAAAAACTTATTCTTTTTGAGAAAGTTTTCAAAGTCTCTTAGTCGAAAGTAAGTTAAGTGTGCCTCTTCATCGGTCCAAGGCCGTCTTAACAATATCTCTTCTCTTTCCTGTGCTTGCTGTAAGTGTCTGCAAAACTCTTCTAAGTAATCGTAGAACTGTCCGCTTGTGCTTGCATCTTCAGCTACTTCTATAATAGCTGCATCATTTTCTTTCATCTCATTAAGCAAAGCACTGATCCGTGCTTCCCAAGTCTCTTTTCGTACAGAGCGTGGCATGAAGTTAAGCTGTTCCATGCAGGCTTTCTGAAACGTAGGCTGTGACAGCAGTGCTTCTGTGTCTAGCTCTAGGGGCTCCCCTGAGACGTCCAAAAACCAAACTGGCGGTGTTGAGTTATATTTTCTTAAATTAGCGACTGTTGCCCCTTGTACGGCCGATCCTACGCCATGTAGTCGCGTTCTGCATAGTTCTTTGTTACAATGTGCATTGATCGGACTGTCTGAGCATTTATAAGCATAGTCTTTCTTCTTAGCTTGGTTAGCAACGAGGTTGACCTCACTTAATGGTAGTGGTGGATCAAGGTAGGTCATGTTGTAAGTTAGTATCTCTGTCTCCCAGCTGTCAGGAAACGCTTTGCGTAAGTAAACAGCAAGGTTAAACAGTCCGTTGTTACGCCCGCCCTCACTGATTTTACTTTCACATAAAGTCTGTAAGCATGGTGGCCCATCTTTAATCGGTGTATCTTTTATGTCTTCTACTTGTAATGCCAGTATCTGCTCGTTATTGAGCTTATATTGATCGTACAGGGCGATAAACTCTTCTAAGGTGGCAGAGGTGCCGTCATCCTTTATCGCGTATCTAAGGCCACTTTCTGCGTCATAATACGGTAAGTTTAAAAAATTACCTACATCGCCACGATCTAAATGTAATTTAATTTGTTTTGGAAATATCTCGCTTTGGCCGTAGCCAAGAGCAGCTGATATATGTTGTAAGGTCTGTTGCATATCTTTTGCTTCTATCCAGTCTTCGCTAAATAGAAAGCAATGTGCCCCACCACTTTTGGAACGACACACAACCAGTGGTAGTTTTACTTTTCTTATCTTCTCGATAAGAACTTTATGGTCAAGAGGGTAGGTATCAATATCAATACAACCCCACTTACACTGTGATTGTGCATTGATCGGTATGATACCTAGAGAGTCCCCTTTACCTGACAGATGACCCACCCAATGATCCTTGGTCCGTGGCTCCCTAACGAGAGCCGCTCTACCGGACTTCTTACCATTGGTTTGGGTCTTATCTATCTTATAAGTGCCAAACGCCTCTTCTAGTCCACCAAATATTGAACTAAAAGTCTCCCACATTAGAATGGCATATTTTCTTGACCGCCTTTAACTTCAGCTTTTGGCGGTGATGCAGGCTTTGATGCTTCAGCTTGAGGTTCCTCTTGCTCATATTTTACATTAACATTATTCTGCTCAACAGATAAAGCAAAAGCCTTTGCCTCATTATAAAGGTTTATATTCGTTAGCTCTTCTTTCAGCTTCATATCCCAAACAAAATAGTCACCCTTACGTCCACTTTCCATGTAGGTACCAAGGCTATAAGTATATAGAAACCTTGGCGGTATAAACATAGATCCGTCAGCTTTCTGCTTACGTCTTGTGGATATAATGCTATTCCATTTACGACTTGCTTTAAGAGAAGTGCTCTTCATAGCAATCATAACAGCATCTGTAGCTCCAGTCGGCTTACCGTTTTCATCAGTCTTAATAATTAAACAGTAATGCTGATGAGTGTCTTCGATGTAGTGACCTGACCCATCGGTAAGATATTCTTTATTATCTTCCTTAGATCTTTCTGTAGCTGGACATTCTTCTTTAGTAGAATATATAGCTATTGGTGCACTCTGCTCATCACCAAGAGGAGACCATTGAATAAAACGTCTTTGAAATACACAAGGTAAAACCAACACGCCTTTCTCTCTATCATAGATCTCACCAGTCACTGTATTATACATATCGCCTGATACAGATCCTCGATTAGCTTCAAGTATCTGCTTTGATAAGTTCGTTTTCAAAAACGGAATACTTAAAGTCTCTTGATCGACTTCTCTATTACCTAGACCTGAGTCGGCTTCAACCATACTGAAATCTAGTGTTGCAACTTGTTGTTGCTCTTTTTTTACTACTGATTCTGCCATTTACTTTCCTTTCATAATTTTAGCTCTACGGCCTGTCCACGCACCAAATACTGGCGGTATCTCTTGACCGGCTTCAGTTTGTTCTCTTATCCAAGATTTAAGTGTACTGCTATGTACGATTTCTTTCTTATCGACAGTAAATCCTCGTGACAAAGCAGCTTCATAGAAATCTTTGGCGATGTTGTCTTCACCCATACCGAACTCAGCCGCTACAGATGATTTAATTAAATCACCAAAGCCATTGCCTCGCAGCCAATCATGTGCTTGTGGGCGATCAGCTACTTTAATTGACCCACCATAGGTAGGTACAATCTCGACCTTAGAGCCATCTGACAAAGTAAAACTTTCTAAGTTGATCTCTTCCATCAACAAAGGCATATCTTCATCAGTTAAGGCAAGAAGTTCTTTTTTCGCAGTCTTGAGTTTATCCTCAAGCTGTGAAACCTCGTCTTCTTTTAAGGCTATCTTATGTGCAATGTCAGCTACGCTTTTAAGCTTATCTGTGCTAACATCACTGATAGAATCTGCACTAGTAGCGTCAGCTTCTACCTGTCTTAATAAATCACTCATGTTCAAATCTCCGTTGTTCGTGATTAAAAGTCGTTATTATTGACTTGCATATAAGAAGATATGCGTTATATAATATATTGTCAAGGGAGTAATCATGAAAATGCCATATTTATTTAAAACAAAACCATTCAGACATCAGGAAGAAATATTAGACCTAAGTTGGAAACGTAAGTACTACGCCCTGTTCATGGAGATGGGACTAGGTAAATCTAAAGTAATTATTGATACAATTGGTAAGTTAAAATTAGAGGGCGAGATTGATGCGGCTATGATCGTTGCACCGAAAGGCGTGTATGATAACTGGGTCAAACAGGAGATACCAAACCATTTACCTGAAGAATTTGAACGATTCGTGGTCCGTTGGCAACCGTCCAAGTCCAAAGCTTTCCAAGACGATATGAACAAAGTTGTGTTTGAAATTATGGCTGGCGTAAAGTTCTTTATTATAAACGTAGAAGCCTTTAGCACCTTGCGTGGTAAAAAGGCTGCGTACTTTTTTCTAAAGCAAAACCCTGACAACATTATGGTTATTGATGAAAGCACTACTGTTAAGAATAGAAAAGCTATGCGTACCAAGAACCTAGTGGAGCTGGGTAAGTTTGCGAAATACAAACGTATACTGACAGGATCGCCTGTGACCAAGTCACCTATGGATTTGTTTTCTCAGTGTCAGTTCCTTGATCCGCAAGCCTTGGGCCAGTCATCTTATTTCACATTTCAAAACAGATATGCCATTATACAGCGTAAAACATTTGGTGGTCGTAGCTTCAATGATATAGTAGGATATAGACGATTAGATGAGCTTAATGCCAAGCTTGTCAGCTTTTCAGCTCGTACATTAAAGAAGGATTGTTTGGACTTACCTGATAAAATATATATAAGAAGAAACGTAGAACTCACAGCACAACAAGCTAAGGTTTATGAGGAAATGCGGCGATTCGCACTAGCTAGACTGTCTAAGGGCGAGCTTGCTACAACAGCTAGTATTTTAACCCAGCTGATGAGATTACAACAGATATGTTGTGGCTATCTTGAAAGTGACGAGGGCCGTTTAGAAATATTGGATAATCGCAGATTAGATGAGTTGATGAACATCATAGAAGAAACAAGCGGTAAGGTTATTATATGGTGTAACTATGTCTACGGTATAGCTGAGATTAAAAAAAGACTGTCTGAGGTGTATGGTAAAGATAGTGTGGCTACCTATTATGGTGAGACTAAACAAGATGACAGGCAAGAGATTGTACAGATGTTTGAAGACCCTAATAGTTCGCTGAGGTTTTTTGTAGGTCAGCCTAAGACGGGTGGTTATGGTATTACACTCAATCAGGCGTCCACCGTTGTATATTATAGTAACAGCTATGACTTGGAGAGTAGGTTACAATCTGAAGATAGAGCACATAGAATAGGACAGAAGAAGTCTGTGACGTATGTAGACCTTATATCACCGGGTACCATAGATGAGAAGATCGTCGAAGCGTTGCGTAATAAGATTAATCTTGCAGACCAAGTATTAAAAGAAGATACGAAAAACTGGCTTGCTTAACCTATGAGGCCTTGTCTGTAGCCGTTAGCTTTATCGTAGGTAAGCAATTGTTTTCTTGGTGTTTCAGCTATAGAGCAATGCACCCATCCTGTATTACCGCCTGTGTAGCATTCTAAGATCAGCTGATCGAAGTCTAGGTTTTCACTAACCCACACAGCTAGATCCATATTAGATACACCTGGAACCTCAAAGTCCACCGCAGCTTCGCCTTTAACTTTACAAGTGTGTTGGCTTTTTGTCGATGACCCCACTGCTACACAGAGCTCAGGACAACGAAAACCTGAACTAGGCGTAAATGGTATTCTAAAATAATCTCTTACAGGCTGTAATATTTTTTCAGCTATAAGCTTGAGTGATTGTTCTTGTAGTTTTGTCGGCTTGTTCGGTATGCCTTTGCGTTCAGCTGTCTGAGACTTTGTCAGTTCAGCTAAACTAAAATTTTCTGTAAGTTTCATTTATCGGCTCCTACTTTTTAAAATATCGGAGAGGGGTTCTCCTGCTAGACGTCTTATATTGATTGAATAGTTAGGGTTCCCGATTATGTCATTAGCTGTAATATTTTTATCTCGTGCTTTTATTTTTTGTGGCGTGACCTCTTCACCACCACCAAATAATCTGCTAAAAATATCAAAACCTTTTCTTGCTAGACCCATGATGCCCATGTCCATTCCTTGTTTAACGATTCCGGGTAAATATTGTTGTAATACCTGTTCGCCACGAGAATTAAACATTGCTTTTTTCCCATCTATCTCACCTTCAATTTGTGGTCTTGAATAAGACGGTACAGGCAAACCTCCAATCATCGGTTGATTACTGACACCTAAGCCACTTATTCCATATGAGGGTGCGTTTGTAGGATCTAAACCAGCTTTTATTTTTAAGGCAGCTGCATATTGTGGATCAAAATTTGCCATGCCTCGAATATTTGATCTGTTTAATCCGACTTGTGGCTCTGCAATATAATTAGCTATAGATTGAGCTGTATTGTCATCACCAAAACCACCTGTCTGTTGACCTACGTTGGTGGCAAAGTCAAAATCAGTTTGGGTCATACCATAGTCAGAAGGATCTCCCTCTAAATCATCGACAAAGCCACCATCTTGAAATGTTTTTGTAATACCAAATTGTATGCCTCCGCCCTCTGGCATACTGATAGAAGGTTTATATTTTGTGACAAAATCAAACATTTGTCGAACATATGGATTTGCTATGGTAGTGATCCCTGAAGCTTTGTTTCCTTGGTTTAATGTAAAAGTGCTTGGTAATTTAACCTTAGCTTCAACAGCTACATCGTTATCATTTGTTGTGTTATTTTCTAAAGCAGATTGTATAGCTTGTTGGGCTGTAACATCTGTTTCAAGTCCCATGTCATATGAAGGATCGCCAGCTACACCGCCATATTCCATAAATTGTGTATTACCCTGTTGTTGAGCATTTATTAAACCTGATATGGGATCGTTTGGAAACAATGATGCAAACTTGGTTCTATCAATAGACGCGGCTGGTGGGGGTGTCCCCACGTTAGCCGCGAGGCGGTTGTTCACACCGCTATTTAGTCCTTGTCCAATCTGGGTGGTGGGAAACCCCTGTTGATTGGACTGGACAGAACTCTGTTCTTGAAATTCTGGTCCTGTAACTTCTTCATCAACCTCTCTTATGACGGTTGGTGTAATTCTTTTTAAAGGTTTAAAACCACTTGAGTACATCCAGCCAATCAAAGCATCGCCAATTTGTTTTGCTTCTTCTTTCGTTCTAGCCTTTTGTAACATTTGAGATAGTCTCACTGGGTCGGCCATGAGTTCTGCCATGACGTCAATTTTCATACTCTGAGGAACATCTCTGAATATGTTTTCCATTATTCGTACACCGGCCTGTGATTCAATTAGACCTGTACCCATGCCCCTTGAACCAGGTAAAGGCATTTTTGCAGCAATAGCTTGACCAATTGAGGCACCTGATATTTTTAAATAGAAACCAAGGACACCATTAACGTCATCGGCTAAATCTCCAATACCAAACTTACCAGCAGCTTCCATAGCTTCAAACTTAACTAACTCTGTAACAAATCTTTTGACACCATTCATTTGTTTTTCTGTGGCTATGCCGTTTTTTATCATCAAGTCTGCTAGGTTTGTTGACCTTAAAGCTTTAGGCATTTCAGAAAAGACTGTGTCGTAAAAGGCACGAGGACTAAAAGATTGACTTGTTCCTCCCGCTTTTGTCATGGCATACTCAAGGATTGATGTATATAACCCGTCTAAAGCTTTTTTTGGATCTGATGAAGCATTAGCGATACGAGCTAAATTTCTAATATCTCGTGTTGGGTTTCTACCTACGATGGCTTCTCCAGCTGTAATGACTGGGCTTTCCGCTGATTTACCTCCTGAAACATTTTTAAAGAAAAGTTGATTGTCTAATTTTTTCTGTAAGTTCTTGTTTTTATCTTTGACATTTGAAAGTAAAACTCTGGCTGTATTAAAATCAGTTAAATCATCTCTTAATCCTTGAAAGGCTTGAGAGTCTAAAAGCTCTTTATTTGTTTCCATCCATCTTGCTAATGCTTTTTCATTTAAATTACCTGTCGTAGGATCTAAAGCAGCTGCCTTAGCATTTCTTAATATCTTTGTAAGTACACCTGTTACTGAGTTTGGTAAATCTGCGGCACCTTCTAAATTGTTTTCATCTGCAAACTTGCCGAGGTTAAATATTTGCTTAACTCTTAAATTTGTCGCGTCTGCACTACCAGAAAAAAGTTTGTCTGCTAAAGTTTCAGGGTTGTTTTTTACAACACCTGTTGATGTTTTTTGTAAAACATCTCCTGCAAAAGTATTTGTATAAACTTTGTTAAATGCTTTGGAGTACGCTCTTGCTGCATCATAATCAACATTTAAACCCTCTTCATAAGAATCTAAATCATCTAAAATAGCCTTGGCGAACTTCCCTGCAAAGCCTGCTGCTTTAGAATTACCGTTAGGTCCTGACAGTCCTCTTTGAAGGCTTAGAGCCAAACTTCTCATTTTAATAAGTTCTTTAGATGTTATAGTGCCTGTTGCTTCTTCCGCCTCACTCGCCACAGCACCTTTTGGTGTAGCATCAAGTTTTCGTAGTAAATCTTTAAATATGGATTTAGCTGTATTATATTGACTTCTTCTGGCTCTGACATTTGTTAAAGCAGCTTCGTCAGTTCCATATTTTTTTGGAAAATTATTTTGTTCTGCAAAATGACTTTGTATTCTAAGAAGATCGTCTCTAGAAAATGTATTAACGTCTTTAAGTTTAGATATTTCATCTTTACCTATCTCAGGTAAATTTAAATATCGCAACTGTTCATTAACCATATTTAAAACTAGATTATCTGTGCGTCCCTTTAATGATCCTCTTGCTAAAAACGAATCTATGTTTTGATCAAATTTACTTAAATCTGGACCTGCTGCGGCTGTTTCATCTAATAATTTAGGATCAATTATATCACCATAGCCAAGTTCTCTTGATTTCCTGTTAGCAAATGCAAATAAAGGCCTTAAATTTTTTGCAAAAAACTCTCTGTATTCTTTAGGGTTATCAGGACCTGCAAACTCATCTTTGAAAACTTGTATAAAATTAGGCAATGGTACTTCTTCGCCAATATCATTTTTAAAATTTTCTAAATTAACGGACCTTACTTTAGTCCATAAATCTTTTTCTTGTTTACGACCAAGCACAAATTGTGCCTGTATCATTTTAAATAAAGTTTCACCAAGCTCTGCGTTTGAAGCTGGGTCTTTACCCTTTACTGTTTCAAAAGAATCTAACACTAACTTTGTCGCATTGTGTAATCTGTGTGTCAAGGCATCTGAAAAAAGAGCTTCTGATAATTTCATTGCTTCTTTAATGGCAGCTTTATCACCTGTTTTAATTAATGCTACAATAACATTTCTTATAGCTGTACCTTGTTGCGACATTGCTGATTTCTGTTGCTTGCCTAAACCTCTGTTGGTTTGTGCTAAAGAAGCTTCGATGGCCATGAGCACCGGACTATCTGCTTTTAATCCTGCGGTCAGCTGTACTGAAGGATCTAATTTACCACCAACCTGACTCAATTTTTCTATAAGAGCATTAAATTTTGTTTGATCTTTAAAGTAAGACGGATCAATTTCGCCCTGTTCTTCAAGCAACTCTAAAATCTTTTTTGCACCAGCCATCTCTCTTTTTTCTTTTAAAAACGAGATCCCCTCTCTTGCACTGGCAAAAAGTCCTTTATCTTTTGCAGATTTAGCTCGACCAAACATATTAACAAGAGCGTCTTTTATTGCACCAATACGGTCAATAAGTAAAGTTCCTGCTACACCCGGGACAATAGATCCACCAAGCTCATACCCTATTCTTGGCAATGTTTCGCCCGGTTTTGTCTGTTCTGCAAAACCGCCAAAGCCTGTTTGTGATACACCTACTAGTCCTTCAACAGCTAAAGTAGAAACAGGACGTTTTACTGCAAACTTCTTTGATGAGGTCAGCATTTTTTCTATACCGTTAATTAAACGTATGACATTAGGTCCTTTGCCTTTAGCTAAACTTTTTACTAAATCTTTGTTTTTGTAATCCGCAGGAGTTAAAGGTCCTTTTTTTAAAGTTTCTACTAAATTATCTAAATACTTAGCAGAGCCAAAATCTACATTTTTTGATATTAAAAAAGGTGTTGGCAACCATGCAAATGCACCAGCTGCTGTTTTACCAGCGGCGTATGCTTTACGAGTTCCCGGTAATATAGTTTTCTCATCACCAAATAGTTGAGAAGTTAATAACTCGCCACCTTCATAACCACCAAAGGCCCCTAATATAGTTCCGCCAGCAACTGTTCCAAATTTGCCAATTACACTTGGGACATTTTTTGCAACTTGTGAACTTAATTTAGCACCAGTAACAGCTCCTGTTAGCGATAAACCTTGTGGCAAAATATCTCTTTTAAATCCCTCAAGCATCGTGCCAAATTGAAGTTCTTCACCCTGTGATGTTCTAGCTAAAAAATTAATAATTTCATCGTTTGTTTTAAATCTTCTTTGACCGGGAGTTTGTGTCTTGAACTCAGGTATTTTATCAAAAAATAAAGCTGTACCATCTTTTAAGGTATCATATGTAAATAATCCCGGTGATTGTACTCCTGATTTTGATACAACGTCTCTTGCAATAATCTCTTCGATCGGCATATACTTATCCACACCGTCAATTACTACATTGTCTCCTGCCCCATAATTTTCATAAAACTCATTAATTTGAGGTTGATCTAGTATTACAGGTTTTAATTCTAAACTCATTAGTTCACCGGTTTAATTATATTTTTTAAAATTTGACCTCTGTTAACATTTGATGAACCACCTCCTGAGGTTACATCAAATCCACCTAACAAAAAGATAAGTCTATCTATTTCACTATTGTTAGTTATTAAATCATTTTCTTTACCACCTGTGTCTCCTGAGGCTAACTTAGATAGATTAAAACCTTTTTGAGCTATCAAAGTGTCTCTTAAATTTTTTATTTTTTCGAGTTCTTGTCGAGGATCATTTAATAAAGTTTCAGGGTCTATGAATAACTCTTTCATAAAATCCATTTCTTTTACTGGGAACTTGTTGTTTTTTACAAGAGCTGATCTTCCTAAAGCTATTATAGTTTTAAGGTATTGTCGTGCCTGTGTTGTATCTGTGCCGCTACCGAAGAAGTCTTTTAACTGCACGGTATCTGGTAAAAATCCATCTATTACCATCAAACCGGCTCTTACGTTTGAGTAAAAACCCGTTCCATCAAGCACCATTTTTTGTACTTGATCAAAATCTTTTTTAAGCTCTGGTGGTATACCTTGAGTAAAGACTTCATAATTTTTAGATTTCATGTTGTTTAAAGCTTTTTTAGCGTCAGCTCTAACTTTTTCTGATTTATAAACATCATAAGACTTGTCTGCACTAATAGCAAAACCTGTGCCCGGAGCTATATCGACTTTCTGTCCACTATCATTTGTATATGATTTACCGCCATCATAGCTCATTACAACTTTGTTGCTACCTGTTAACAACATTGGTGTAGGGTCTGGTGTTTTTGCTGCTGCAATTTTAACAACCTGAGCACCCGATGGTGCGTTAGTTACAGCGTTTAAACCGCTTTCACTATTTACGTCAACAATCTCTGTTGTGCCTGCTGGGTATATTATTCTATGTAAGTTTGGTTTCTCTTGTGTTCGTGTACCAAAAATGGGCACACTTTTAGTTTGACCTGAACTATCCTCTGTTGTTTTAACTAATTGACCTTTTACAACACTGAATTTTGGTTTAGGCGGAACCGTAAGCAATAAATTATTGTCATTGTCATAAAGGCTATCGCCCGGTTTTAAAACTCTTTTTTTAGTGGGGCCTGTTGCAAGTACGTCTCCATCGAGATTAATTACTTTTTGGTTTTCTCCAACTGTAATAGTTTTACTCTTTCTATCTATTAATTTTTTCTGCAATTCTAAGGCTGATTTTTTCTCAGCCGCTTGTGTAGTTTCAGCTGCTTGTAAAGCGGCAAGGTCTAACTTACGTTTATCAGCAGATAATTGTGCTGCTCTTGCTCCTATTGTTGGGGCTAACTTTGTAGTAGTAGCTGCCATAGCTAGTCTTTCAGCAGCAGACATACCGGGCTTTTCACCAGGCATGGGAGCTGCAAAAGTCAAAGCTGTATTAGCTATGTCAAACAACATTTGAGCTTGCGTTAATCTTTTTTGCTCTTCTGAGTCACCAAGTAGACTACCGTATAAATCTTTTTTTTCTTCAAATATGGTTTTTAAATCTCTAGCGGGCGTTACTTTTGGCAAGGCACTCAAAGCTTGAAGTTTTTTTTGATTTTGAGCTAAAGCTAAGTTTTGTAATAACAAGTTATTTAAACGGTCCTCCGTCGTAGGTATTCTTGAAAAGCCACCAACAGATGGTACTCCGGCTCCATTACTAAATTTTAAAACTGGGTCCTCGTCTCCACGGCGGCGAACCTCACCGCCATACCTAAAATTTTCGGGTGGTTCGTTTCCAGCCCCCGTCATGCTCATTATTCCGCCAGCCATATCGCCTTCAACTGGTGTATCCATTGCCTCGCGAGCCATCGGTGCAATGCCTTCTTCTGCCATACTAATTTGAACTATTGGAGTAACTAGAGCCAAAACACTATCTGGTGTTTGAGCTGCGTCTTCTGATCCAACTATACTGGCTAAATCATCTCGTCTTTCTTCTTCTGATTTATTTTCACCAGAGAACTGGTTCATCATAGATTGAAAGTCTGAAGCTTGCTCTAAGTCTCCAGTATCTTCTGCTACGTTACTTAATGTAGAGGCTAAAATATTTGGGTCTACCCCGCCTTGTGCTGCCATCGGTGGCTGATCCATTGGTGGTGATCCCATAGGCATGGCTGCCATGTCCTGTTGTTGCATTAAACCTGCAAGACCACCCTCCTGCATTGGCTTAAATCCCATTTTTTTTACAACATCTGGTCGCTCTGCTGCTAAAGCCTGTAAACCTTTTGCATCATCAGGTATGACTCTACCACCATTGGCAAACATCTGTCGTTGTAATAATGCTCTATTCATCATCCAAATAACCCCGCTCTATTTGCCCCTGCTGCCGCTGATAATCCTGCAATACCGAGGCCTAAATATTGCTGAAACGGTGATACGCTAGGTGAACTGGCTTGTGTAATAGTAGACTGGGAGGTCGGAGTCTTACTATACACATCGCCAAGAAAACCTAGTCTTTGATATGGCTCATAAAGTTGTGCCAAATTACTTTGTCTTTCTGCGTCTAATGTTGCTTGATCTTGAGCTTGTAACAACTGGCCAAGTCTAAACGCACTTTCTGTGTCTCGTTGTTGCAGTGCTTGACCTGTTTCCCCAAGAGCTGCCTGTCTTAAACCTAATTGTCCTTGTTGTCCCGATAGAGCTGCAATGCCACTACCTAGTTGTGTTTGCCTAGCAAGATCTCTTTCCGCAGCTTGTTGTGCTTGTAAAAAGTTTTGTGCCTGTGCCTGTGCTAACGCAGAAGCTCTGTTTCTGTCAATTTCTGACTCTGCTATTTGTGCCCGTGAACCACCAAAAGCACCTGAGCCTACCGCTCCAGCTCTTGTTCCACTAAGTTGCATATCATAAGCACGGTTTATCTCATCAGAAACAGCCTGTTGATAAGGGTTCATGTAAGTATTTAAAAGTTCTTGTGTAACTGGACCCGACCCAGCTCTTAAAGCTGACTCAACACCACCAAGTGTTTGACTTGCCTGACCTAAAGTCTGACCACCCGCAGTAATAAATGGTAAAAAATCTCCAATACCTGCTTCGGCTTGCTTTCTAGCAGCCTCTTGTAGACCCGTGAGCCCTGCTACTTGTTGTGTTGGCAAAGTGATAGGCTGATCGGCTAACTCTTTTGCTGATTTTAATAGGCCTATCCGATAGGCTTCAATCTCAGGACTTTCCCTGACGGTTTGTATGGTTTCATCTACTGCCATTATGCCATCGCCTTTCCTTTTTTCTCTAACTTACTCATTACACTATACATATTTTTTATGCCAGTGTTAAGATCTCCGTTACCTAAACCTTTTACAGCGTCTGTTGTCATTACAAATTCACCCGGCATCAGCATAGCTCTAACGCTATCTTTGCCCGGTGTGCCTTCGTTTGGTCCTATACCACCGTTTCTTCTTGGAAATATCTCACCACCTTCAGCTGCTCTTTGAAAAGGTGGTATAAACACAGGTGGATCACCTTTTTTAAAAGGATCTGTTGGTAATCGATAAGGTGTGTAATTAAAAGTGTAGTTTGTTGGTATTTTAAAAGGTCCTGTTGCTAAATTTGGTGTTAAGCCAGCGACGTTAAATATGTTAGGATTTCTGTTATATACATCAAGACCGCTTTCAGGTATATTTAATCTTTCTTGTTCAGGTGCATCAAAGGCACCAGCAGCATAAAGCCCAAGACCAGCTAAACCAGCTGTTGGACCGTATCTTCTTAAAAATCCCGGTCCTTCTTTACTTGCTATTTCTTTTGCTACTTTTATTTGTGCTTCGGTAGCTTTCAATGGATCTATGTTTTTTTCTTTTAAAACATCTACAAAACTCTTTTTATCAGGCATTATATAATCACCGAAATTACTTGCACCGCTTTTTAAACTCTCATACATAGTCGGCTTTTTAGGTATTAAAGGGTCAAATTCTCCAAAGTTATCTTTACCCACCGTAACGTCAATATCAGCTGTTTTTATTGGGTCAAGTTTTTCTATACCAACTTTGTCTAATCTAACAGCATCCCCTCGAACAGTATCTGTAGAACTACCACCTAAATCTCTAAGGCTTGGAACAGTTCTAGCTTGCAATCCACTAAAATCACCTTGAAAAGCACTACCTATATTTGAGGTACCTGTGCTTACGTCTGCCATAACATTCTGGCCAAACGTGCCTTCTCCTGCAAAACCAGCTGTTAACGCACCAGTCGCACCACCTACAAGTGCCGACTTGAATGCATCATCTAACTTACCCCCTTGCAACAAAGTAGCTATACCAGAGCCTATTGCTCCAGAATAAACAGCTCCTAAACCAGGAAATAAAACATTTAAAGCAACGGGCAATATTATAGGGGCCGCCTTTTTTAAAGCCTTGCCTACACCTTTAAAGGCTCTTGAAACACCTTTGCCAATTTTACTTACACCTTTGCCAATTCCCTTAAATAATTTAGATAGGAAAAATTCAGGCAAACCTGTGTCTGGATTAATACTGTTTTTCTTTGTACCAACAACATATCTCTCCGGGTCTTCTACCCCAAGCTCTTTTAAATGAGAAAAAATGCTTTCTTTTAGTTCTGGATTATTTTCAATTAATGCCCGTGGCACGATAAGCTCGCCTGTTTCAACGTGAGCGACCGTATCATCGCCATATCTGCCATACTCAGCAATTTTTTTACTAACGTCTTTAAACTGTGCAATACCGTCTTTACCAAAGGCTTCTTCTAGCTCTTTTGCTTCTATTATATCTAATTCTTCATCGGTATAAATAAAGTCACCGATACCGCCTCCCGGCATATCAATTTTTTGTGTGGCTCGGTCCATGCCCTAGTTTACCTTATAATTAATATTAAGTCTATGTAACAATTTTAATAGTCCCACTGTCATTAAATAATGCACCCACTTCTAAACCACTAGAACTTGTTGGTAGATCAGTCAATGTAATTTTAGTTGCTCGTAATTCACCAGGGTTTCTTTCTTGCCCTATAAATATTTCTAAAGTACGGACTAAATCTTCTACATACTCTCTTGTTATCTGTTCTGGTGGTTCTGGTAACCTTGGTGGTGGTACGCCAACTAATGCCATTATCTTCTTCCGTCTTCTCTGATATCAACTCTGGGTGTTCCCATTTTAAATTTACACCCTAATGCACTAGAATCAAGTCTTATTGCAAAAGACCTACCTCTAATTCTGTAATCTAGCTTTTCTGTAAACTGTTCAACTGGACTTGTTGCCGTTCTCGATGTTGTGCCAGTGCCAGTTTGATCAAAGTCAGAGCCTGGAAAGTCTCTCGCTTTTACTGTAAATGTTGCGTTTGGAGAACTTCCAGTCACAGATCCAGTGAATGTCAAATCTGGTATGACCCTTTTGATAGACACAAATTTATCTCCATCTCCTATATCCATTGGAGCCGTTTCTATAAAAGCAGTCATGGCAGAAGTATCATCGTCAAACCCAGACTCATGGTTAAATAAATGTGGTGTACTTGCAGCGATAGGAAAGTTTCTTATGCCACGATCTAACCAAGCTGTTCTTGATAAAGTTCCAAAGTACCACACCTTTTCGACATAATTCCAAATAACATACTTATCATTCTCTGTTGAACTTGCTGATGGATAAAACCACCAAACTTCACCAAACTCAGAATTAATACCAGCAACAACTTTATCTTTTTCTTCTAGGTTAAAGTTAGTAAACACTTCATCTTTAACTGTGCAAGGCAATTGTGCAGTTTGTCCAGCGTGTACATAAAAGTTATCAATGCCCATCCAATATACCACATCCTCTGTAGCAATAGCTGCACTTGGAGACATGATGGTTATGTTAGATGCAATCTGTGTAATACCAAAAGTAAATGGCGGACCTATAAACCTCATGGAGTGTAAAGACTTATCTGTATAGACAAGTATCTCTCTTTTTGTTTCTACTGCTTGTACAAAAGTAGAACCTGCACCAAGTCTTAAATCACCTGCGGTGTTCGTTGCGGTTGGAAACCAGTCTACTGGATTTTCTTGACTGCTAAATCTTATAAGCAGTGGGTCTTGTACACCATTTCCTTGTGCTGCACTACTACTAGAATTTACTGCGTCACAACCAAAAGCTATGACATGACGATCAACATCAGATACTAGAACTTGTTTTGCTATTGTTGGCACACTTTTTTCTCCACTAAAGGTAGAAGTTGCACTTAGTTCTATGGCTCTAGCACTTGTTCCTAATGTTTTGTCCCAATAGAACAAACTACTATCTCTAGCATTAATAATTAAATCTTCACCAAAATTATCATGTGACCATGTTCTAATCTGTGCACCAGGGACTGTAACACTTGCAGCACTACCCCACCCTACAAAGTCATCGGCAGATAAAGCATTACCGACAATTAAAAAAACTGTAGCTCCATTAGCGTGAGTGGATGCTTCTGTTCCGCTTTGTGCTCTTGTTACTGTAAGATCATTTGTTGCTACGTTTGTTACTTTTAAAATTTCTTGATCAATCAATATAAAATCGTTGTTCGCTATGCCAGTACCACTCGTTACTGTAAGTGTTGTGTCTGAATCACTAAATGTACCACCTTCATTAATTGTTGTTGACAGAGCACCACTCGTTGTTCCTCCAAATTGACCAGCTCCAAAACCAGTTCCACCAACTGTGTTATCTAAACCTGTGTTAATTTGATATGTGCCTACTGTGCTACCACCACCATTACCAGAATCAGACGAGTTAGCTGCAACAGCAGAAGTTATTGTATAAGTATTAGAATTTATGAAAGTTTGTATTTGATATTCTATATTTAAGACATCGGCTGTAATGTTACCACCCAAACTAGCTGCATCAGAAAAAGTTACAAAGTCACCAGCTATAGCTCCATGTGCTTGATCTGTTACAGTTATTGTTGTTGATCCGTTTGTTGCGGCAAAAGTTACATCACCTGCACTTGTGGTGCTTCTGATGGGTGTAATGTCATTAAAGTTTTGACCCTCTTCAATATAATATTTTAAATGAGAACCAATGCCTAAAAAATCAGATCCATCGAGAGCAACCCAGTTGTGTAGTCTTCTTGCTGTGCCTTCATAAGAGCTTGAACTAAATTTAACCCAACCACCTATTTTTTCTGGAAAACCAAAACGAAAACGTATTTTATCACCATCAACGTATCCACCTTCGTTTGCATAAGATGTTATATCTTTTACAATACCAGGTTTAAATTTTAAAGTTTTCATTGGCATTAGAAAGCCTTTACAGAGTTAGTGCCAGTGTGATTATCTACATTGACAGTTGTTGAAGAAGTTTCATTTAATCCAAGAGATGACAAAGGTGCACCAGCATCATTTGTATCTGGAAAGGTGCCAGTAATACTAAAAGATCCATCTGTTGAGTCTCTATTAACAACACCAGTACCACTCGCACTAACAGATGTGCTAGAGTATGGATCACCTCCAGACAATGTGATTGTATGACTTGTGTTGTTTGTAAAAGTAAATTTTCTACCAGTTGATGTTGTAAATACATCTACGTTTTTAATTTGGTTAAAAGCTCCACGACCACCTATGATCGCTACAACGGCTTTACCACTTCCTGAATCTATAAACATTTCAATAGCAAATGTACCAGAATTACCATTATTAACGCCAACTAACGCACTGTTCCATCTCATAAAACGATAAGTATCACCTGCATGAGAATGAGTTGTGTTTGTATCTGGTTGATCTGCTGAAACACCATCAAATGTGCTTGGACCACTAGGGCCTACAATAGCACCACTTATTGGTGTGCCATCTTCTAAAAAGGCATGAGTAAAAGACATTCCAAAATCGGAACGATTAATATTATCAAGACCAACTCCTCCAAAAGATGTAGCAAAACTGGTAGAGAAATATGTTTCATTTACCAACAAACTTGTGTTGCTACCTGTTACTGGACTAACTACTGTTGTTGATCCATCACCAAAAGTATTTCCATTTCCTGCATTTCTATCTACATTAACTACTTGTTCTGTAAAAGTATGATTTGTTGTAACTGCAAGTGTTGAATTACCAGCTTCTGCAACAGTAGTCGTACCAGTATTACTTGTATCAGTCACTGCACTTGTAAATGTTTTAACTGTGGATTGTACATTACCGCTACCCTTTAGTTCAACTGGCACACCAGAGGGACAATCTACATTGAGAGGCGATCCAGAAGAATTAATTATATTGTTACCATTTGTATCGATGATGACTTTTTTGTGATTACTGTTTTCTGTTAATGTTAGTTGACCAGATATAGAACTTGTAAGTTTAAATAATTGTATAGGTAATCCTATTTTTGTACTAGCAGCAGTGGTTAAACTACCTGCTGAACTAATCTCTGTAAAACCTACATTTCCTATTAATGGTATTGACATTAATCACCTAAAATTTAACAGATTCAATAAAAGTAAAAATAGAACCATTTTGATTTATAGCTATAGCAAAAGAGGCTGAATTACCAAGACTCACACCTTGTGAGTTAGACGGATAACTTAATGTTAATGTATTAGACGAGCTTGTTTTATCTACAATAATATATTGTCCAATAGCTAAACTACCTATGGCTAAAGTCAAAGCAACATTATTACTAGAGGTGTCCACCTTTTGATATATAGATTGTGCGGCAGAGGGCGTGAGTGTGGCAGAAGAAGCAGTTATAGCACTTGGAACTGTTACAAGATTAGCATTAAAATATGTAGAAAAAGTAGCGGCAGTTGTTTGTCGCATTGTGCCACCATCATTTGTTACAATGCCATCGCCATCAGCAACGGCCGTGGTTCCAGCACTTGTACCGCCATCCATAAGATTGAGTTCTGCTGCGGTAGATGTAACTTTTGTACCACCAAAAGCAAAACCATCAAGCAGGTCTGTAACTTTAGCACCAGATCCTGCACCATCTGCAAAAATTAATCCTTTTGATCCAGTTGGTATAGACACATTTCCACCAGATCCTTGTGTAAAAGTTGCAGTTTGTCCAGAGTTATTATGTACAAAAAACATTTTGTCTTGATCATTCGGTGATATTGTAATCGTGTTTGTACCAGATGGAGACCCACCTAATACAAGAACTTTATTACCACCTTCTGATAATGCTCCGTCAGTCGTGGTCAGTGTATGTGATGTTCCAGATAATGTTATGGCTCCCACACCATTAATGGCTCTATCCACTATATCAAAATTTAAATTGGTTGTAGTTCCCCAAGTTCCAGCTTGTTCACCAGAACCTATTTTTTCTACACCTATGTTTGCTGTATAAGAACTTGGCATATATCCCTCATGCGTTTATTTCTGTGTATGTTTCTGTGCCACTTGGCGTTATCTCCGTCCATGTTTCTGTACCACTTGGCGTTATCTCAGTATAAGTCTCGTTTGCTTCTGGCACAATAGCTACATACAGTATATCTCCAGAAGTTGTTTTTGTAAAATTTAAATCTTGTGAAGAAACACCAGCTAGTATTGCAAGACCCGTTGCAGTTTGAGTAAAATCTGCACTCATTGATACATCTGTAAAGTTTACAAGTGCAATGTTTTCAGTGGTCTGAGTAAAATCTGCACTTAATTCTGCGTTCACACTGCCAGTAATAAATATACCATCTGTTGTTTGTGTAAAGTCACCGCTTATGGTTGATACGCCTGCAAGAATACCGCTTCCTACATTTGTGGTGCTTGCAATACCACTCATTTCAGCAGAGGCTATAAGAAGAACGCCTCCTACATTTGCAAAAGCGGCTTCAGCAAAAGAGGAATTACCAAACATTAGACTGCTATCTCCATAAAGGTTACAGAAGACTCAACAGTATTATGATAATTTGAATGAGAGGGAGTATAGCCGTCTATGTTAATATGCAAATCATTACTAGAAGAACTAGAATAACAAGTTATTTTATAAGTTATTGCATCAGATGAATTTGTTAATCCAGTGCTTGTTGAATCAAGAAACTGATAAAGTTCTGCATGAATACCATAACCCATAGCATTCACAGAAGTTGTGTTGTAATAAGCTCCTAATAATTGTCTATTAGAAGTTCTTCCATTTTGAGTTCCAGAAGCTCCTGCTGAAACAGTAGCATAACTACCACTGCCTATTTTTCTTTGTAAATTAAGATATAAATTACCACCACTTGTTGTTTTTAAATTATACTGAACGAGTATTTTGCTATCAGAAAACAATCTAGTAAAACTTTTTTCTGTACCCGGAACATCAGTGTCATTTGCAGTTGTAGTTAAATCAATTGTGCCAAAGTCAGTAAAAGAAGTTGTTTCTACTTTTATAATTTTACCAGCCTTACCACTACCTATAAATCTAGCTAAATCTGCTGCTTTACTCATGCTAAGTCTCCGTGAATTACAACTCTGTTTCTAATAGCATCATTTCTAGTTGTTGCATAATGATAACATCCAAATCTACATTGAGTTGTTGTAAAAGTTCCTGGAGTTGAGCCAGAGTCA